AGCGATTGTTGCATAGACTTTACCCTCAGATACCATATTAAGTATCATTTGTTCATCGTGTAATTTTGATAATGCATATGAATATCTTTCTACATTAGGTGGTCCAATTGTGATTGGTTCATCTTCAGTAAAAGTATCTGAATTACCATATACATCTGAAGTAGATGTAAAGAGAAGCTTAGTATTTGTTTTAGAACAATACTTTAAGATGTTATCCATCATTTTAAAATTAACTCTCATTACATCTGAGGAGTTAATTGTGTTTTTGGGTGCTTTTTTATAGGCTGCTAAATGGCATACTATATCTATATTATTAAATTTATCTAAACAATTAGAAACTGTCAAATCTATTTTTTCTAATTGAAAATTGCAATTATTTATATTACCAAAAGATAAATTATCTACAGCTATTACATTATGGTTATTTTGGATTAATCTATCTACTAAATGGCTGCCTATAAGTCCCGCAGCTCCTGTAACTAATATATTCATAATTCTATGTTTTTTAATGGTCCCTGAGTGATGTCGTGGTCATAAAATTCCTTAATTAGGGTTCCAGTGTAATTATCTTTAATTTGTTCAAAATCATTTACTATATCTTCGTAATACCAACCCCACCTGTTCTTCCAGGCATCAAAATTAGAATATTTTCCAAAGTGATATTCATTTCCTTCTTTTGCTCCTGAAGCAGAATTAACATTAATGTTATATTTTTCTTTTAGAGCTTGATGGTTTAAACAGTAAAAATTAGGTAATACCAAACAAGGGAAATTTTTATAATTAAATTGCATAGCAATATCTGGAAGCCAAAGATGAAACTGATAATCTGTTGTTGGGGATATATGTTCATTCCAAAGTTTTACATTAATGCCCACTGAAGCCCACATAGGTAATTCTATTATAAAAGGGGACTTCCATTTAGGATTTTGTAGAAGAACAGGTTGTCTTCCTGAAGCCATCCATCTACTTTCTCTATTATAGATGGTTAAATGAGCTAATCCTATAATACCTAAAGGTAGTTTACCTTCTTGAAATTCGGTTAAAGAATTACCAGTATATTTTCCGTGATCTAAATGATTAAAACCTAATATACCATACTTATTTAATTTTTCTTCTTTTATAAGAGTACTAATTTTAGTAAAAAAATCAGGGGAAATAGGATAATTATCATGTTGAAAACAAAATATCCATTTACAATTAGGTCTATTTTTATTAATAAAATCTATTAAAGTTTGGGTAGCCATTTGTACACCTCTAGATTTATTTTCTAAAAATACTACCCCATGTTTTTGACAAATACTTTTACCTTTAATAATTTCTTCTTCTGAAGATTTATCATCAACATTAATGAATTCAAATCCTTCTCTATTTATATTTTTTAAAACTTCACCCTCTAACATATCATAATTGTTACGGGAGGAAACATATATTATTAAATTATCTTTTTTCATTTTAAAATTTCGTTTACTATTCTTTGAGAGGATTTTCCATCCCATTCAAGAGGAGTTTTATTATAAGTTTTAGGTTTAAACAATTTAGGGGATAGAGTATCAATATTTTGGACTAATCTATTTCCATAATTTAATGTTATCAAGTGTTCTGTAGTAGGTCTTAGAGTTAATAAAGGTTTTCTAAAATAACACGTTTCACACTGAACCCCCCCTGAGTCTGAAATTACTCCTGATGAGTGGAATATAAGATTAATAAAGTCGATATAGCCTAAAGGAGCTATAAAAGATATATTAGGGTAAGAATTAGTTAAATTTTTTTCGAGACGAGGGTGAGTAGGTATTATAACAGGAAGATCAAATTTATTTAATTTAGTTAAAATTTTATTTAAAATAAGGGGGTCATCAACATTAAAAGGACGATGGAGAGTTGATAAATAAAATTTACCTTCTAATAAAGGTTTTTTATTGAAAATTAAATCTTTTATAGGATAAAGAGAATCTATAGCAGTATTTCCTACTAATTTTATTTTATTAGGATCAAATTTTTTTTCTTCTAAATTTTTACATGCACTTTGTTCAGTACAAAATAATAAATCAGATACATTATCTGTTAAAATTCTATTAACTTCTTCGGGCATGGTCATATCAAAACTTCTACATCCAGATTCAACATGATAAAGAGGAATATGTAGTTTTGAAGCAGCTAAAGCCCCAGCTAATGTAGAATTTACATCTCCGTAAACTATAACAGCATCAGGAGACGTTTGAAGCAGAATTTTTTCTATTTTAATTAAAGCTTCTCCAGTTTGGTATGCATGCGTTCCTGATTTTACTCCTAGATGATAATCTGGTTCGGGTATGTTTAAATCTTGAAAAAAGATTTTAGACATTTTATAATCATAATGTTGGTTTGTATGAATTATAACATTTTTAGCTCTTCGTAAGAAAAGTTCTTTTATAACAGGAGCAGCTTTAATAAAATTAGGACGTGCTGCTAATATATGTACAAATTTTTTAGCCATTTAATAACTGTTTTATATAATTTAAATAATAGTTTGTACTATCCCAAGTTAACCCACCTTGAATAGTTTCTTCTATCCACTCTTTTTGGGGTTGAAAATTTAAGGTAGGGTTAAAATCTTCAATATTCATTAAGTATTTATAATTTTTAAATACAGAAGTTTGGCCATATCCCTTAAATAAAACTGTAGGGATTTTCGATTGAATAGCTTTTAAAGCTAGAGTAGAAGGGGGGCCTAATACTAAACAACTTTTAGCTATAAGCAAATTATCATCTTCTACATCTACTAAAATTTTATAATCTAAATTTAAAGGAAGGAGACTTTTAATATAATCAATATTACGTTGAAAAGGTTGATCCTCCCTACTTTTGATTTTAATTATAATTTTTTTATTATAACGTTTTTGTAATTCTAAAAGATGAAGGGAATCAAAAAAATGTTTATTGCATTTTTTAAAAGTAAATCCTTTCATATCTGTGAGAGTAGGCTCCCATCCTAAAAAATTAGTAATTACTAATATATGTTCTTTTTTTATTTCTAAATAGTTTTTTAAATTATCATTAGCAGGAATCCCCCCAGGTATATGATAAGATTGAGTACATTCTTTTTGTCCAAACACAAAAAACCCATCAAAACACTTTTTATAATTTATAATTTCATATTTATGATCACTGCAACCATGACTATTCCCTATCATTAAACAATTTCTTCTATAGTAGATATCCGTTAATTCAGGTCTTACTCTATTATCATCTACTAAAATTAAATCATATTGAGATAAATTAGATATATCAGAAACAGAAATAAATTTATTAAAAAAATATTTTGAGTATTTTTGGTCAAAAACTTTTCTAAGATCTTGATTCCCTCCCCATTTTCCTTTTTGAGGATGCATATGGTAAACTTTAAGTAAGTCTAAAGTATAATCCTCAGCTAAGTAAGGAATAATAGGATATATTCTTTCCCCTGCTCTATACTGAGTAGTAATGAAAAGTATAGATTTTTTATTTAAAGCCATCCATTATTAATTAACCAATTTTTAACATAATCTTCTATGTTTAAAATAGGTTCCCATCCTAATATTTCTTTAGCTAAAGTGTCTGTACAAAGAGTAGTTAAAGCTTCTCCAGGTTTATTTTCTTCATAAACTACACCATAAGGGTCTACAACATTATTAAACATATCAGCTATTTCTTGTATAGAATAATTTACCCCCCTGCCTAACTCAAAAGTATACCCCCATGCTTGTTTTTGGTAAATTAAAATTAAAGCATTTACTATATCATCTACATGAGTAAAATCTCTACGTTTTGTACCATCTCCATAAATAGTAAGGGGTTGTTCATTTTCTAAAGCAGTTTCCCATTTACCAATTACTGTACAATATGCTCCTTCTTTTAAGTGAGAGGGACCGTAAACATTATAAAATCTAGCTATAGAAGCTTTTAACCCATAATGTTGTTGATATAATTGAATAATTTCTTCACCAATTTCTTTACTATAAGTATAAGGATTTTTAAACTTACCAGAATGATGAGAACTTGATCCAGCATAAAACAATGGAATATTATTTTTTACACAATATTCAGCTATTAAAATAGTTCCATTAGCATTAGTTTCAAACGTTTTTACTGGGGTTTTGAATGAAGGTTGAATCCTAGCTAGGGCTGCTAAATGATATACCATATCAAATTTTCCCCAAGCAGAGTAATCCTTAATATTTCTAATATCAAAATTAATATAATTACATCCTTCTTGATGGTTAGATTCTAAGCCTGTAGAATAATTATCAACTGAAGTTACAGTATGACCTTCTTTAATTAATTTTTTAATTAAGTTAGTACCTATAAACCCCGCTCCTCCTGTTACTAGTATATTCATATTGTTTCGTATAATTTATTTTGTTGTTCTTGACGTTTAATATCCTTAATATGAATTAAACAAAATTCATCATTTGCAGGTAAATGTGATTCTGTTTTATGACCTGTTAAAACTTCATGTACTTTATTTTTCCATTTAATCCTTTTAACATTTTTCATAATACGACACTGATAGTCTGGGAAATTTACTCTGTTATCTTGGTCAACATTCCATCCCCATTGAGTAATATGTTCTTTAGTAAGCCCATTTACTTTATTAATTCGAGGTACCCAAAATATATCTACTTTATCATTCATATTGATAACAGTTTCAATAGTGTCCATTAAATAATCATCTGGGTACTCATCAGCATCAATTTGAAAAATATAATCCCCCGAGCAGTGCTCCTTAAGATTATTTTTAAATGAAGCAAAATCCTTATTCAAAGGATATTCAATTATTTTAAAACCTACAGAATGATAAGTAGAATATTCTTGTAACACTTGATATACACTAGGTGTAGTATTTCCTTTATCACATTGTACTACAATTTCATCTTGTTTGCGTTTATGTTTAAATAGATAGTTTAAAAGATTTTCTAATTCCATCCATTCATTACATACTGGTATAGCGTAGCTTATTGTCATTATTTAATGGTTTTAAACATACCAATATAATCCATAGCTTCTATAAACTCACGTTCTTTAAAATAAGAAGCATTTTTCATATCCATTTTATAAGTAGCATCTTCAGGAAAATTTTGTTTTTCTTCTTCTGTAAGTTCTTTAGCGGGGCATGCTACCCAATTCCAATCATTAATTGATTTACCCTGAATGAATATCATACCCTTATCTTCAACGTTGATTGTAGAGGGTACCCAAGTAAGACCATTTTCATCTACTGAAGCTAGATCTTTATAAAGTTCAGGTAGTACTTCTAATTGTTCTTCTAAAAATTTACTATCTTCAGTCATTAAAGTATTAGTAGTAAAACCACACCCATAACACATATGAACTTTATAATCTGCTCCTAAATCTGTTTCATAACAGGCATCACTACCACATCGGGAGCATATTCCTAAATTATCTTTTTGCATTTTATTTTAAATTAGGGAAACTTTGTTTTTTAAGTTTGGGCAATTGGAGATTTGGGAGAGTTGGGTTTGATGGAGTATTTAATTTAGGAAGTTGTAAACTCAACTGTTTAGGAAATTCAGGTACGTATTGTTTTAAATATCCTTTTAATTGTTCTACCATTTGTTCAAAACTAAATTCATCACGACTTTTATAAGCTTGAAGAGTTGATTTTTCTTTATAATTTTTATAATTAGTAAATACATCCCTTATAGCTGTAACAGCTGCCGTGTGATCTACTCCAAACCATTGAAATTCTTTCATTAATACATCTTTTACTACTGAACTATTATCTAATTGATGTAGTTCGCCTGGGAGTAAAGTTGTGAATTCTTTATCAAGAAAATCCGTATGGCCACTCCAATTTGTTGTGATAATAGGCTTTTTAGTTAAACTAAATTCAAGTAAAGGACGACCAAACCCTTCACCCTTAGTTAAATTAATCATAGCTTTGACCTTATTATGTGTATAAATTTCATTCATTTCTTCATCAGTAAATTCACCTTGAAGTAAATAAACATTAGGTAAAGTATGTGCATCTTTTACATCATTACGAATTATATCAATTCTTTTAAGAATTTCATTTCTATCCATATATGAAGTTCCTACTGTAGAAGTTTTTAGGATTAAGGCAGGAGATTTTTTTACATTTTTAAACGCTTCAAAAAATAACCTGACAAGTAATCCAACGTTTTTCCTATCATGTCCTAAATTTCCTTGCATCCAATGACCTACAAACAGATACGCAAAATCTTCTTTAATTTCAGATAAATTAAACTGGGATTTTTTAGGTTTATAAACGTCTAAATTTGCTCCTTCAATTAATATTTCTAAAGGTTTTTGAAGTTTATAATTTCCTACTACTTGATTGGTTTGTTGATTTCTTTGTTCAAAAGTAATTTCTTTAAAAACTTTTGCGCTGTGAGTTGATGAAGTTAGTACTAAATCCATTCTATTACATCCTTCTATCCATGATGGATGGCATCCTGTAGTTTCAATTCCCGCAGTAAGTCCTATATTATATTTTCCTACTCGTTGAAATTCATTTGGTACTGTTATTTGGCACCAAATCTCGGGTTGTTTTGGAAGTTCATTTCCCATAGGTAAAAGATGGGGGTGTAAAAAATGCCATTCAGGGTGGTTATCTATAAACCCCCAAGGAGTTGAACCCCATCTTTGAGGTAAAACTTTAACATCATATTCATCTAATTTTATAAGAGCTTTTACAAAATCTCTAGCTCTAGCTCCGTAACCGCTGTACGTGTCAATCGGACAGCTTACTATAAACATTGGTTTCATTAATATACTAAATTATGTTGTACAACTTTTTTCTTAAGGGGTGTGGATTTAACCAACTCATACTTAGCTCGTGGTTTCCAAGTTTCAAATAATTTTTCAACATGTTCTATAACTCTTTCACCTTGACGTTCAGATGTAAATCCAGCTTCATCTCCAGTAGCCCATTGTCTAGCCATTAATCCAAATGACTTTCTAACTTCAGGATCCAAATTATAAACTTTTAAAAGTTGATCAGCAGCATCACTAGCTTCACATCTATCATCAAAAATATAGGGGGTTGCAGGTGAACCTACAATTGAAATACTAGAGGGGAATACTGGAAATGCCCAGGGTGCACATTTTTTATAAGTACCTCTATGGTTTGAAGGGAATGATTCATTAAAGTCAATCCATCTTCCATAATTATCCTCAAAGCGCATTTGATCCTGCATACCTCCTGTGACATTAGCAACAATAGGATTTCCCACTAACATAGCTTCAGTCAAACTTAATCCCCACCCTTCATTAGAAGTAAGTTGAATTTGAACATCTGTACTATTATATAATAAGTTCATTTGCTCTACAGTTAACCTATCTTCGGAGAAAAGAATATTATACCTTTCATCATCTCCACAAAGCATATCAATTACTGCAGGGAGATCTGTACCATTAGGGTCTACTTTTTGGGTATGAAGCAACAAAGCACATTTTTTAGCTTTTTCTAAAGGCAGTTTATCTACAAATTGTTTAAAAGCCCAGATAGTATCAGGAATTTGTTTACGTCTAATATTTCTAGAATTATAAAAAGCTACAAAATCATATTCCTTATCCTTAAATAATCGTTTTTTGAATTTTACTAACTCAGGATTACTTTTTTCTAAAGGTTTATAAATCTCATGGTTCAAACCATGAGGTACATACTCTATAATTTTACCCTTTGCTTTTTCTCCTAATACAATTTTATTAATGTTAACAGTCTGTTTAGAAATACCCATTAATAAATCACATGATTCGTAAAATGCTTCATTATAACGAGGAGCAGGATAATCATCCCAAATATTTAAATAAATAATAGGAATTTTTGTACGAATTTCTGCTTCCATTTGAAAAAGCCAAGACCAATATCTAGGGTCTGTTATAATAAAGATAGCATCAGGTTTTTCAGTTGCTATCATTTTACGTACTAAATCAGGATTTCCATACCCACTAGAAGGATAAAGGATAACTGAAGCATCATTGATTCCTGCTTCTTCGTTAGTGCTTTGACTTAAATCTAATCGTTTTCCCGCTTCGGGGTGATTAATAGCAGCCCCTACATTTACATAATTAAAATGGTGTGCGGTATGTAATACTACTTCTTTTGCGACAGTGCCAATTCCCGAGTGGGTCCTAATATCATCGCACATCAACAAAATTTTTTTTCGTTGATTTTGTGGAATATAACCTTTTTTCATTTTTGCTTTATAAATCTAAATTGTTGTGATTGTGGATTTGTCGTTTAAAATCCTCATCTGTAAGATATAAGTGAACGCATCTATCAGCAAGTTTTTGGAAAGAAAACTTATGTCTAACACATGCTACTTTAAATTCTTCAAATAAATCACTTTGAATTTTTACGCTTGTTAATGTTAAATCTTTTTTACTCATAATAATATTTTATATAATTTGCGTATATAAATATGTACGGAGTCAGGAAGATTCATGTTTGTTACATAATTCTTTATTATTATTAAAAGAACACCACTCACATAGTCTTGATACTACTTTTGGATATTCTTTGTCTTGATATTTACCTTTTGGAGTAAAACATTCATTAATAAACTCATCTAATATTTTATTAGCTTTATTAAGTTTATTTCGTCCCGCTGCAGGTTTATGTAATTGTACCCTATGAATTGGGTAATCACTATTCTCCCAAATTTTTCTACGTACAATAAAGAATTCAACTTCTATATTTTCAAGTGGGATTCCATATTGTTCATTAAAAAACTTTTTATAAAGGACTAACTGCATTTGCTTAGTTTCGTCCTTTTTTGCTTTAGCACCCCATCCTCTAGTAGACGTTTTTATATCGTATATATAAAATTTATTTGTAGGTTCATGATACAATACCAAATCAATAAAACCCTTATACATCAAATTTTTACCAACGTTCATTACAATTGGTAATTCAATGCCCGCAAGGTGCCAACCACGTTTACTAAAATATTGGCTACGTTTTTTCTTAATAAAATCAAGAATTGCTACTCCATCTTCAAAAAATTCTCTTAATTCTTCTGGAGATGAGTAGTGGGTGTTATTATTCTTTTTGTAGCTTTCTTGGTATAGATTAATAAACTTTTCTTGGAATTGTTCTTCTAAGTTTATTTCATCTGCTTTAGCACCTGATTCTTCATATAAAACTGTAAGCCAGTCTTGAATTACCTCGTGCATTGAGGTGCCAAAAGTAAAGTGGATTGAAGGAGAGTCATCATAATATCCTTCTTTATACTGAAGTGCCCACTTATGTGGGCAGCTTCTATACATAGACATTTGTGAATAAGAAATTGTTTTTTGGTAAGCATAATTTACCTCAGGCAATTGCTTATTTTGTATCTCCCTAAGTATTTGAGGCTTCTTGGGCATATTTATTTTTATAGTTTTCAAATTTTAAGTGTAAATCCACTTCTATTTCTTTAGGGATAGATGAATGATATTTTCCTTTTTCTAGTTCTGGGAAGTTTATATGTGACAGCCCTCCCCATTTGTGGAATTCTTCTAGTTGAGCTAGAGAATTAATCATAAGTTTTTGTTTTAGATGTTGAATACGAAGATTTATATCTAGTAAAGTATCATCTTTATAGATATTAATTTCTTGTTTTTTCACTAAAAGTCCCCTATCAATTTTATTATCAATTAAATGGGCAGTTGCCCCTTGAGGAATATCATCTATTATAGCCCACTTTAAAGTATCTAACCCCCTATTCTCAGGGAGGATACCAGGATGCATATTAAGAACCCCTATTGAAAAATTTTGGAAAGCAATAGGTTTTAAAATTCTAGCTCCCAAAATAACCCCAACATCCAAATCATATTCTCTAACTAAATCACTAGTTTCTTGTGAATTATGAACTACTACTTCATAATCAATTTGATATTTTCTAGCTATTTTTTTAGGATGGGTTAAATATAAATCTTTTGGAGTAGTTCTAATTTTAGATTTAGGTGAATTTAGTTTTACGGGGTCTGCAGCCATTATTATTTTAGGCTTATACCCTGCTAATACTAAATTATGAATTCCTTCTTGAGTTTTCCAATGGGGAAAGTTATAGGCAAATACTCCTATGTTCATTTATCAGATAATTTTTCTAATTTTTCTAAGTAAAGTATAGCATCCATAAGCTCTTCTTTCATATGGGTTACCCATTCTTTAAATGATAAGTCTTCTCTATCTAAATTAACACCATACTTTTTTTCACCAAACTCTGCTCGTTTAGTAAATTGTTCTATAACTGAGGTAACTATGCTATCCATTATTTAAACATATTAATTACTTCTTTATCTTGATATCCTGCTTTATAAAGGATATCTTCTAAATCATCATTATCTAATACTACTACCATATTAGTAGCTTCACGAGTAGAACACTCATAAATTTTAGATAATGCGTGTACTAATTCAATTTTGGGTTGTTTCATTTTTGATTTAATATATTTAAGCCAAACGTTTTGTTTAGGTAATAAACTACAATATACTGTATAATATTTTTTCTTTTCAGTATATGGAATAGTTTGAACATAATTAACTAGTTCAATAAAAGGTTTATGCATAGATAAAAAACGGTTAATCATATAAGGATTAAAGGACTCCCTCTCTTTATCCGAGAAGGAGTCCCAATCTCGTTTTTTACCTGTTAGTTCTTTTAACCAATCAAATAGTGTCATAATCATCTCGAATCTCAGGTGGCAAAGTATCCTTTAAGATTTTACCTGTAGATCCATCATAAAACACAGGAATGGGCATTACTGCATCTTCATTTCCCCCTGTAATAAAACGGGAAACTTTACGTAAAATATAACCTTGTTTAAATATTTCACCTCCTGAATCATTAGGGATGATAGTGGTTTTTTCAAGGTCGATTTGGGGTTGTTGCATTTGTTGCATATCAGATTTCTGCATAATCTATTTCTTTAATTTCGTTACAAAAATAATATAAATTTTCTTTTTTTAAAACTGTGTCACAATGCCAATAATCTTTAAGTATATTAGCATCTATTTTTTTTTCATTTCTTATTATACGATACAATAAGAACTTTCTATCTCCAAATTCTATAATGTCTTTATATAACAACTTTACCGGAGATATCGAGTAGTTTAGAAATACAAGCCATTACATTAATTTCTTTATCAATCCGAAAATTTGAATGGTACATATATTCTTCAATAATAATAATTGCTTCAGCGGGACGTGATGTATATTCGTCCATACGTTCATATAGTGTTTTATACAACGATTCAAAATCTTGTACATTAGAATCGGCAATTACCTGTCTAATTTGTTTGAATGACTTTTTATTAGGTAGCAATTCAATCACTTTATCAGCATAATTAGATGATACAAGTGTTTGTTTATCTAGTTCTAATTCACCGTCTTTAGAAGACATCTGACATACGTTAAGCATTTTACGTACATCTGGATAGTATTGGTTAACAATTGTTTTTAAGTCAGTATCATTGTGTTGAACATTTTCTTTAGATAAGACTTTAAAAATATGTTTTGCTACTTCACCTTTACTAGGAGGTACAATTTTAAGTACTTGACAACGTGATTGAAGAGGATCAATAATACGTTCTACATAATTACAAGTTAAAATAAATCGAGTGCTTTTAGAAAATGTTTCAATTACATTTCGAAGTGACGCCTGTGCCTGAATTGTAAGGAAGTCACTCTCATCAAGAATAACTACCTTAAGGGGTTTAAACGACATTGTACTAGCAAATCCTGATACTTTATCTCGAATTGTTTCAATACCTCTTTCATCACTCGCATTGATGTAGAGGTAATCACAATTAAGATTATTAACAAGGAGTTTTGCTAATGTAGTTTTTCCGGTGCCCGCGGGTCCGTAGAAAATCATATTGTTCATATCATTTTCTTCTATGTACTTAGATATAGTACCTTTAAGATGTCCATTACCAATGTAATTTTCTAGTACATTAGGACGGTATTTTTCAACCCACAAACTATTATTTGTAGCCGTCTCCATAAAAATCAAATGTTTTGATTGGTTCTGGTTTAATTTCTACTTCTGTTCGTTTAACTGCATACAAAGCACTTCCAATAGGATCCAAATAAAAAGCAGCATTAAACTGTGTTTTCTTAAAATATGATTCTAGTGTATCCGTAAGTGTATCATATACTGCACCTTCTGAGCTTGCAGTGAGAGTCCACCGGTCACCCGGTGGGACTCTCTTTGCAATCAGTTGTTTCTGCTCTACTGTTTCGAATTCAGACATTACCTAAATTTAAAACATTCCAGGCATACCTCCTAATTGAGGTTCTTCTTTATCTTCAGGTTTATTTACTACAGTACATTCTGTAAGTAAAATAGTGCCCGCGATTGAAGCTGCATTTTCCAGAGCACAACGCGTAACCTTAGTAGGATCAATAATTCCTGCTTTGAGGAAATCTTCATACCCACTTGTTTTTATATTATATCCTAAATTAAAATTTTCACTACTAGTAGTTGTAAATTCAATTTGGTGAACATTATCTACTCCCGCATTTTCTAAAATTTGTTGGAAAGGACGACGTAAAGCTTGGCTCATGATATTACAACCTAATTGTTGGTCATCATTACTAGGTTCACATGTAGAATCAAATGCAGAACGTAACAAAGCTATACCTCCTCCTGGTACAATACCTTCTTCAATTGCTGCTTTAGTAGCTTGGAGTGCATCATCAACACGATCCTTTTTTTCTTTCATTTCAGTTTCAGTGTTTCCACCAACATGGATTACAGCTACACCACCTACTAATTTAGCTAAACGTTTTTGGAGTTGTTCAGTTACAAATGGTGATGTTGAATTTTCAATTTGAGATTGAAGTTGAGCACATAATTTTTCAATTGCTTCTTCTTCTCCAGCACCATCTACAATAGTAGTTTCTTCTTTAGTAACAGTAACTGAGCGACATTCACCCAACCAATTCAAATCAAATTTATCAAGTTTCATACCTTTATCTTTATCAACAACTTGCCCACCTGTAAGTGTAGCCATGTCATTCATAATTAAAGTACGACGATCTCCAAAGTCAGGGGCTTTAACAGCACAAACATTAAGTGTGCCTCTCATTTTATTTACAATAAGAGTAGCAAGTGCTTCACCGTCAATATCTTCAGCAACAATAAGCAATGACTTACCTTGTGAAGATAAATTTTCTAAAAGAGGGAGTAATTCTTTTACTTGAGTAATTCTACCATTATAAAATAAAATAACAGCATCCTTAAGATTAGTACTCATAGTATCATTATTAGTTACAAAATAAGGAGATTTGTAACCACGATCAAATTGTAAACCCTCTACGGTTTCGAGATAAGTTTCACCAGTACGTGATTCTTCAATGGTAACTATGCCATCACGTCCTACTTTTTCCATTGCCGTAGCAATTAATTCTCCTACTTCTTCATCATTATTAGCTGAAATTGTAGCTACTTGGCGAAGTTGGTCTTCACTAG